TCACGCAATGCTCGACTATGGATATTGACATCAAATAATTGATTGGATAATTCACTACACGCCACATCATAATAAGCATATTTAATGTAGTCGTGCTGCATTTTCATAAACCCGTTAGGATCCACAGTCCCTAGTTCTTGCCATTTGCTAATGAACTCATCGGAGTTAATAGGCCCTGCACCTTGAAGGGCTCTTGCATAATCTTTGTAAAATCCATCTTCTTGTCGTAAGCCCCAACCAAGAAACGCATCTACACTTCCGCAATTACTTGCTAACTGATAAGCACCATACGAAATTCCCCCAAAGTCTCCCTCTCCTGTAGATACAATAGCTGGGTCTCCATTGCTTTCATATGCAGCACTTAATTTTCCTAGTTCCATTTGTTTTGCTCCTTCCTATTTGATTCACGTCCTCCTAAATAGCCAACGAGTCCGGAGGAAATACTCATGGCCAATTCGTTATAACCATAAAGGACGGCCATTATATTGACCGCCCCTAAGACGAGGATTGTTAACACCTCACGAATACTAATTTTTTCAATCATTTAATCGCATCCTTTATTGATTTTACGAACGCTATCAACTCTTTAACCAAACTCATCGCACGTTGAAACCATGCACTCTCTACAAATTCAAGTTCAATCATGTTTTCTACAATACTTGCCAACTCAACCATGATTGGCACTAGATACATCAATGTAGATAGAAACACATCAATTCTACCTAGCATAGGAATGTCAACATCAGGCAATGTTAATAGGATGAATGATAATAGGAATATCCAAGGATAAGACTTAACTAATTTTTTAGTCATATCTGCTCGTAGTTTTCCGCTTACCAAAAATCTGCGTTGGTGTCCATTGACTTCAACACTCGCCCATCCTCGCCATATAATTGCAAGGAACATATTCTTAATGGTTAGTTCTCTATTGGTCGCTAAATTAAAATTGCGTGCCTCAACTAAGACACGCAAGAATGTATCAACAAATACCAATACAACACTTGTAAATATGGCTAGTGAAATTCGCACCGCCTCTGCTACGTTAAACCCCTCAACCATGAAAGGTGCTAATACAACTTCTATCATTCTTACTCCCCAATTCGTTCAATAGTTATAGTAAATTGATGCCTTGTTAAACTTACAGTATCTCTCCATCCATTTATATTGAAAACAGTATTTGTTAAATAATCATCTCTACCTGTTGTGGAAACATTAATCTCAATATCTTGCGATGCAGCTATAGTAAATTTATTAGTTTTGTCATACCCACCATGCACAGTCGCTCTATACTTTCCTTTTGGTAAGTACACAAACATTTTTTCTGTACCCCTAATGTCATAAGGTACCTTTCCCCATCGCCATGTATTAAACAATACAGGGTTGGTTTGTACATAACTTTTAGAACTATTTGATGTACGTTGCACCACAAGGGCGGTTTTATCCGCCCCCAATCGTGCATAGTATGTTTTGCCCTCAACAATTACAGGCAATCGATTATCGCCTACATCTCGCAAGTTATCAGTCAGTCCAAATGTTAATGTGTCATTTCCTTTCTTAACTTTTAGATTAGGCATTATTCAACATACACCTCGTTTCCACCATTAGCACTCCACAATTTCAATCGGCTATTTAATGATGTTTGTACTCTCCCCCAAGATTTCCATTTATCAGCCATAAACATTCTGTGGTATGTTTCGCCATTGAACGCATGGAATGTTTGGTCAATCATCTTGCCTTTGCCAAAATTCATTACAATTAGCATCCCTTGTTTGTGGCTACGTGGTGGATTATTAGCACCGCCATCAAAGTTGATTTCGATTGCCCCTTGTTCTGTGAACGTGTTCCAATCTGTCGCTGCATCAACTTTAGAATATGGAAAACCTAACTGGTCTACTTCTGTTTTCTTAACAAAGTTATCGTCTACATCCTTTTTCTTATAAATAGCCGTTCCGTAATGTTTGGTGGTAAGTACTGTGAAACTATCTGTACCATCATAGTGTTTAAATTCCTTACCTTTAACAAACGTATTAACGGAGTTATCGCCAAGTTCTACGTTACCGCTAGTAGATACCTTAGCCATACCAACACCATGTCCGTCAGGTTTATAACCCTCGATTAAGGTATTATTAGCCATTTTAAGTGGGTCACCTACATAAATATCTACTTGGTGACGTCTGTTTGGCTTTTGAGTTAGTACTGCAAAATAGAACTTGCCATTGTAGTAAGCGATGTCTTCGATTTCCGTTTCACGATTGATTTCAATGATCTGTTTAACTGTACCAAATGGTGTACACTCTACAAGACTTCCTAACGTTGCGGACATGATTGCGCCATTCAACATGAAAGCACCGTTATTGTTCATATCCGGATAGACATAATCGACTTGGTAAGTCTTGAGCTTTTTGAACTCATCATTGTACAGATTAATAGTTCGTACTCTTTGGTTACCTGCGATAGGTACAATGGATACATAAGTCCTTGTAATCGGATCATAGTCAATGTTGAATACCTTTTCTTGCAATGTAATAGTATTTTCGATTGCCATAGTGTCAGCATTGATAACCGTTAAATTATTGCCGTTTTTAAGCCCATTTGTAAGGTAAATCTTATTGGTATACCGATTGTACGTCATAGTATTACAATGCCCTAAACGTTCAGAATCCGTGAATTTATAGGTACCTATTTTTTCAAATGTATCTGGATTTAATTCATAAAGGATTTGATTAGTACCTTCACTATTAATACAGGCAAGTACAAATACATTCTTTTTAGAATTGTAAGTAAACCCTTGGCATTGATTTACTTCCGCATCATACGTAATGTTTTTCACAAAGGCTATGTTTGATGCCCCTTTTAGCATTGGCATTTCTGTTGGATAATACGGCTTGATATTGGTATATACACCCATATCCATAACTGACCCCACTGTATTAAAGGTTAAATGTTCAGTTAGTTTGTATTGACCATTTGGCACCAATAATATTTTGTTAGCAAGATTATCATTAGCACGTTTAAATGCAGCAGTATCATCGGTGACGCCATCGCCAACTGCTCCGAAGTCTTTAACTGACACAATACCATTTAGCGATTCTTTTCCAATGTATTTAGCATCAGCTTCAGATTTGGTTACAATTCCTCTGCCACCGGGTATTGATATTTCTTCAGCTTTAGCAGCTGCTACCTCTGCACGTTTGGCTGCATCTTCCGCTTTCTTGGCATTACCTACACTAGCTATTTGTTTATTATTAATATCACTCTTGATGGCATCAGCTTTTGTAACTAAATCATTGATATTTTTCTTATCGGTTTCTGTTTGTGCCGCATATGCCTTTGTGTTATCTGCTAATTTTTGTGTTTTCTCAAACGTATCAGCACTTTGTATAAGCGCTGTATTTGCAGTTGCTAATTTATCATCTACCGCTTGAGATAATGCATTAATATTGTCGTTAATGGCTGTTAGCTTTGTTGCATTGTCTTGCACTTCATTGGCTTTTTCCTCTGCCGTAGATGCAGCAGCAATTGCTTTTTTAGCAGCTTCAATGGAGTTATCTACAATATCACGTGTTACTTGATTTGGGTCTTCATCAGCGCCTACATTGATTTGTAATGTGCGATCCAATTGTTCTTTCATTTCCTGAAGAATTAGAATGACTTTATCACCCATACCTTCAATATGATTGTAGGGCCATTTATTGGCTAATTCTGTAGTTTGTGAAATTGGAGTTCGTCTGACTAAAACAACTTTATAAGTTGCCGGCAATGGTTCACCAATACTTGGATACGTTAAAGTTTTATTCTGTGCATCATATAAGATGTTCCCTGTTTGCTCCGTTTGTCGTCCATCTTCATCAACTAGAATAAGGTTAATGTCTTTAATATTATTAAAGTCATATGGCCAAATATAAGTCTTGTTAACCCCATCACATTGATATTGAACAACTGGATTGTTGACTTGTGGAATCACAATATCCCGCCTTTCTTTGCATATAAAGAGGACTACCTAAAACTAGGTAGTCCTTACTTTTATTTTTTCTTCTTCTTTTCTTTTTTAGTCTTTAAACGCTTGTCTAACAAAATTGACATGAATACATCTTCAATCTTGGCATCCGTATCAGTTAGCCCTACACGCAACAATGTCCAGAAAGCATCGGTTACGGTATCACTAAAACCAGTTACACGGTTAGAAACCTGACTGAGCGAACGGCCTACATCAACGATATCTTTATTGTCACTTGAGATAGCTTGACCGGTATCCCATAATTTCTCAAAGATACTTAATCCCATTACGGTATTACCTTTATTGTATGGACGTTCTCCTAAAATAAATTTCATACCCATAGTGGCTATATCTCTCACTAATGGAATACCCATGGTTCCTTGTTGTACAAATTCTTCGGCAAAAGACTTGGCGATAGATTCTGGATCATCATCGTCACCATTTGTCATGGCTTTGTAAATTGTCATACCAATTGCCTGTGATATGATCCCCCACCATAACACTCTTGTAAAAGGCATCCAATCCCCTTTGTCTTTGCCTATATACCATGATTCAGCGATGATATTATACAAAGTATTAGCATACGAATAAAACGGAACAAATAATTGAACCCATTGACTCCGTGAACGTTGAATGGATGCTGCATCTTTAACATCACCACTTCCGAATATATCTCGTACTGCTCTGTCTCCTGCCTCAATTGCTTGTTTATTAATCCATTCAGTACTTACCCCTTCCTTAGATTGAAGTTCGGCAACCTTTTGATCATACGCAAATTTCCATACTGGTATGGATAATGCGAAGTCTGTTTCTGTGAGCAGTCGGAATCCCATGTTATTAATTTCATCACGGATTTCAGCACCT